AATAAGAATTTCGTCTACAAACGTAATACCTGGAATGTGTTTTGCAAATGCTGTACTGTTAACGTCACGTTTGTCTTTATAATACAAATCGTGGTTGCCATCAAAGAAGTAAAACTTCTCAAATGCAGCACCTAGCTTTTCCATGCTTCTAATTGTAGCATCCATAGTTGTAAGATTAAGTGAATTACGATTATGATGCCAGTCTCCGCAGAAGATGCCAGTCTCGCAACCGGCAGCTTGTGCTTGTTCTATGTACCAATCAATAAATTCTTCGCAATCTTCGTTATGTACGCGACTATTGCCTTTTAAACCAAAATGTATATCCGTAAAAACGGCAGCTTTTTTAAACAAGTGATATCTCCATGTATACTGTGTTTAAGTATATAGGCTTTTTAGACACTTGTCAACCATTATTTTGTAAATGGTGACTGTCCAGCGTCTTCGTTGCGCTTAACTGATGCTTCCCATTCGCCTTGGTGCTGTCTAGTATAAGAAGGATTTAGTCCGTTTTGTTCAAGTATGTCATCGCGTATGTTCTGATTTCGTTTTTCAATATTGATAACACGCACAAAACTGTTAGTAACAGCAGCAGTATAATAAGCAAACGGATTATTTGATTTAGATTCATCAAACTGCAAGCCAATTTGCGAAAGTTGAAGAATTGCTTGCCCCTTCATTTCGTCGTTATAAGTGTAGCCACGAACATTACCGCGAGTAGCATAACGGTCTACTAATTTTAACCACATCATAGCAAGATTATCGGTTGCTTTACCGTGTTTATGATTAAAGAAACCGTTTTCCATACCTCCTTGCCAGTGACTTTTACCTACACATACTAATTCGCCGTCTTCGTTAAACTTATAATGATGAAAAGGAGGAAAGTTTAGCTTTACTCTAGTATCAGCAACAGTTTTAGGATTCTTTTTACGTCCTGGCTCTTCTGGAATATGATCAAATGTCATTACACGGAAGATTAATTCTTCTTTTGTGATAGACTTGTAATCAACTTCGCAATCGGCTTGTTTACACTTTTCTCCTGCCGAGCGTCTACGTTCATATTCTTCAGTACTTAGGCGTTTTGCTTTGTTTCGTTTAGCTTCTGCAATTGTTCGAATGTGTATCTTATCTACACTTTCTAAAATTATGTCATAGTTTCCATACTCTTTGTCAACATAACTATTAAAAGTATTTTTTGATTTATGTATTTCTTTAAGTATGTCTTTGTTGTTAAGATAGTTCTTTTTCCTCATAATTACTCCATATGTAATAATAGTACATACATTATAATATACTCTGTTAATAAAGTCAACTAAATACTTATGGAGATATAATATTATGTCAATTTTAGATTCATTCACCGATATAGCCGGCGCGATTGTAAGCGGCAACACAAGACAAACATCTCGAAGTTTAGGTCGTGTAACTTCTAATCTAGATACAGCAGTAACTTCTTTTAAGAATTTGGCGACCGGCAACGGCAATCCTATTGACAACTTCGCAGACGGCTTAGGAGCAGTTGATACTTTAATAAATGGTCGAAGTGGAACATTAGGACAAGTTGCGTCTGCAATAAGAATGGCTAACAATGCACTCCAGGGAGTAGGTTACGGAGCGTCACCACAGGAGAAAAGCTTTACAAAAGCTATAATTAGAGATGACTATAATACAGTTGATGCTATTGACTGGCGAGTAAAAATACAAGGACCGAGCGATCTTATACAGGGAGAGGTATTGAAGCCAATTAGTAACACAGGTAATTCTATGATTTTCCCCTTTACGCCTACAGTTATTATCGGTTCTAGTGCAAACTATTCAGCAGTGCATCCTACTCATACAAATCATCCATTTTATGCATATGAAAACAGTCAAATTGATAACCTTACCCTTACGGGAGAATTTTTTAGTGAAAACGATGATGATGCAAAATACTGGGTAGCATGTTTACATTTTTTACGTACGATGACAAAGATGTATTATGGTAAAAGTGAAAATTTAGGAAATCCGCCACCCGTTTGCAGACTTAATGGCTACGGAAAACATGTTTTTAACAATGTTCCTGTACTGATAACTAATTTTACAACAGATATGCCTGCAGATGTAGATTATATTGAGTGTGATATAGCAGGAGAAGTAACATATGTTCCTACACAAAGTATAATTACAGTAACCGTAGCGCCAAACTACGCAAGAACAGCGCATAGCCGATTTAGTCTAGAAGCATTTGCAAGGGGTGACTTTATAACTACTGATGAAGGATTTATCTAATGGCAGAGTTAACTGATAGTAATATTAAAAAAATACAAAATAAAAGTCCTTATGGAAAAACTACTATTAATAGTGCAGGTTACTTAGATATAATGAGGGCAAGACCTGTTCCGGTTGCCGGCGATGATATTTTTTATGAAATAGTTCCTGCATATACTTATAGACCAGATTTACTAGCGCATGACTTGTATGCTAGCAAAGATTTATGGTGGATTTTTTCACAAAGAAATCCTGATATTCTTAAAGACCCAGTCTTTGATTTTATAGCAGGTACAAAAATATACTTGCCACAACGTAAACATTTAAAAAGCATATTGGGAGCATAAATGCCAGCAATCTGGAAGAATACTAGCGGATTACTTGCTACACAAACAACAGTTTCAGATGCAGTAACCGCACTCACAGGACAAACTATAAATGCATCCTCTGGATTAAATCAAGCAGGAAGCATTCCTGGTTTCAGTAATAACGAGCTTATTACAAAGACTGCTGATGAAATTTTTGACGCAACTAGAGCAGCTGAAGGATTTACAGATTCTACCGGAGGCGCCCAAAATATTTTAGCTGGATTTCAATCCGGAGGTTTTAATTATCTACAAGAATCTGGTGCAATTAAACTAGATAACATATTATCTTCGGTAGCAGAAGATCCTTTAGGAAATTTAACACAAACGGTTACTGGAAATTTAGATTTAAGTGTTTTTGACGGTCTTGGAGATGAAGAATTGGCAGCTGTAAGTGGTGCTATTTCAAATACTTTAGGCAGTTTTAACGGACCTTCAGATTTTCTAGGCGATTTTACTTTTGATACTTTGAATGATGTTATAGGCGGGTTTGACGACATATCTAGTTTTACAAACCAAGTCATAAATGTAGTACCAAAGGGATTTGGTTCTATATTAAGTGCAATTGACGGCACTTTCGGAAAATTACGCGAACTTGCCCAAGACATACAAGATAGAAGTGGTATCGGATTAATATCTAATGCAACGGGCGGCGCAAGTCCTAATTTTATAGCCAATCCACTCAAAGAATTCAACTCATCTAATTATATAATTACCTTAGGAATATTGTCTACTACAGAACTTAATAATCCACTAATTTTGCGAGATAATGATTTTCAAAAAATTATTCTACGAAGCGGAGGCGGAAAATACGAAACAAGACATCGTATTCCTATTGAAAATGAAATAGGCGGAGACGCAGAATATTTCATAGATTCTTTGTCAACAAAAGGAATAATTCAACCTAATCAAAAAACAGGAGTTACTCTTGGTACTGATTTAAGATTTACTGTAATAGAACCTTACAGTATGGGTAATTTTATACAATCATTAATTACTGCTGCAGAATCTCTTGGCTACAAAAGTTACAACAGTGCTCCGTTTGGTGTAAAAATAGAATTTGTAGGATGGAATGACACTGGAACACAAAGTATTACACCTGTACAAGCTCCAGCATATATACCTATACAAATCATAAGTGTGAATTTTTCTGTTAATGGGTCAGGGTCAGAATATGAAGTAAGAGCTGTTCCGTTTAGTGAAATAGCTTTAAGTGACGAAGCAGCAGAAATAAAATCAGATATTAATACTGTAGGAACTACTGTTGCAGATGTGTTATCAGGTGTTGATAGATCTGTTTCAGCAACTATGAATCAAAGAACAGCAACGCTTGAAGAATCAGGAGCTCAACCAAACGGCGACAGATTTATAATTGCATTTCCAAAAGATCCATCTGCTATTATGAAAATTGTAGCAGGACAAATGACAGTACCTGACATTACAAAAACAGCAGCAGAACAGCTACAAATAGAAAGAGGATTATCCGAGTTGCCTGAAGGCGATCCTAGGAAAGAAGAATCATTGGCAAATGTAGTTGTACCGTCAAAAAATACTATAGGTAGTAATTTAGAAAATTATTCTAGAGATATAACCTTTATGAATCAAATTGGACTTAGCTTGTTAGTAGAAGATGATAACCAAGGGGGAACCGCAGCAGCGGCAGATCCTAGTGCTGCCTTTAATGACGAAGGCGTTGCTGATACTACAACAGCAGAATTATCTGTTTCAGAAAAAGCAAGAGAAAAATCTTTTCCTGCAGGGGAAAGAATAGATACAATAATTGAAAAAGTATTAGTCGATAGCATTTATGCAGCTGAAAATGCAGAAAAAAACAACGAGACAGGTATAAGACAACTTTATAGAATTAATACCCATGTATTTTTAGATAATGACCCAGAAACAGAAAAACGATTTGGAAGAAACCCAAGGATATATGTTTATAGTGTAGTTCCTTTTTATGCTGACGATGCTGCCTTCCAAGCACCATCGGGTGTTGCACCAAACCGTGCAGGAATACGTGCCGCAGCAAAAAAAGAATTTAATTACATTTATACAGGTAAAAATGAAGAGGTTTTAAATTTTGACATACAGTTTAATAATGCATTTTTACAAGAGGCATACTCCAACTTTGGTATGAACCAAGGGTCGAGAGCTTCTGGAACTTCAGATAGAAAAACTGCACAAAGTACAGGTGACCAAAAAGGCGCGACAGTACCAGAAACTGATCAACAAGCTGAAACCGGCGGAGTTGGATCAGGAAGTGTTAGCGAGACAAATAAATTTCCAATTACTGGAGATAGCAGAACAACTGATGTGCGTAAAAGAATAGCAGAAACATTCCACCAAAGGTTCTTGAATAGTAATGTTGATATGTTAACTGCTGATTTAGAAATTATGGGTGATCCGTATTTTCTTCCTACTCAAACAGGAAACTATATAGGAGATAGAGGCGACGGCCCGTCAATTACACAAGAAGGATACATGACATATATTGAAAATCAAGTATATGTAATAGTGAACTTTAGAACACCTGTGGATTATTCTGCTACAGGTGATAATATCCTTTTTTCACAACTTGTACCTGAGTTTAGTGGTATATATCAAGTAATAAGTGTTGAAAGTTCGTTTTCTGGAGGTAAATTTACACAAAGCATGTCTTTAGTACGAAGTAGAGGACAAGAAAATGAAGAAGGCACATCGCAAGGATTTATAGGCGTAGACGATAGTGTGACAGTTAACAAGGGGGTAGCTGATACTCCTATTGATGGCGAAGTAGGAGGCACTGGACCTGGACCTATCTCAGACGATCCGTGTGAATCTCCTATAAAGAAAATATTGACCGATGTAGGCGATGCAGCAGATAATGTTTTGTCTAGTATTTTTCCCGAAGTTAACACGGTTCTTACAAATGTACCTACGTTGAATATTGCAGGAGTTACATGGAAACCGCCCCAAAATGCATTTTCTACTTTTCCTGGATTGAGGAAAGAGCTTGATGATGCTGTTGATGATTTAACTAACGCTACACGTCAAGGACGATTTTAATGGCAGTAACAGTTTCAGACCAAGATAGATCATTACTTAGACTAATCGCCGACGGTGAAGCAGTTAGATCAAATCCGTATTGTAGTGTATGGCCCGGTTCTGTAGAACGTTCACTCACTTCTATGACATTGTCTCAAGTTGAAGATTATCAAAAGAATAGAATTGCCGCAGGAAGAAAATCTAGTGCTGTAGGAAAATATCAATTTATAAAATCTACTCTAAAAGAATGTGTTGGATACTTAGGATGTGATCCTCTAAGAACAGTGTTTTCACCAGACGTGCAAGACGCACTTATTATTAAAAGATTAGAAAAGTTTAGAAGATATAACGAATGGAAAAGCGGAGCATTAGATAGCGGAAAATTTATGATTTTTTTATCTGCTGAATTCGCAAGTATGCCTGTACCTTACGATATTGCAGCAGGAAGTGTATACAAAGGATTGCCAAAAAGAAATTTAAAAAAAGGACAAAGCTTTTATGCAGGTGATGGGCTTAATAAAGCAAATCATAATCCTGATAGTGTATATCAAGCACTTGAAGATATTCGTAACGGCGGCACCGGAGAAATAGTCACTATAGACGTTTCTACAACCGGCGCAAATAGAGCCATGCCTGCAAGTGGAATTGGTGAAAAAGCTCAAGTTGAAAAAGCATCTGCAGGATCGGCCACAGGTGCCTATCGAGGTACAAGGGCAGGTTCTGCACCTTTACCTGCAACAACACTTCCAAACCCAGAAAATCCTTACATTTATTATCAAATAGATCCATTAGATGATAGATATGACTTTCGTACTGGAGAAAAAGTTAAAGATATATTAATTCATGGCATTAGTGCAGCAGCATCTTCTCCTGTAGAAGTAGTAACTGGGGGCGAAACAAACAGCACAACAAATGCAGGGGTTATTGCACCAGTGCCACCAGCGCCAGATCCAGAATCAGCAAATCCAACAGGTCAAGAAGTATTACCAGACTTAGTACCAAAAGAAGTCCCAAGTCCGTTGCCATTAGACGATCTGCCTAACGTTGACAAAATTGCTCCTGGTCTTCCGTATCCAGACGATATAATAGATGATGCGCTAAACAGTATTAAAAAATTATTTCCTGAGGATCCTGGAGACTGTGTAAATACACCAGTTACCCGCACTAGTGGCTTTCAAGATGCTTTCGATGATGCCACAGGTGCTTACAGTGACGTTGTGGGTGGATTGAAAGATGCTGCTGAAACTGCCTTAACTGAAACTAAAACTGCTATTACTAATACTGCAAAACAATGGATAAAGACTAATGGCCCGCAATGAACCACCTAGAAAAGGAACTACTTATACAAGGTCAACGCGAGAGTTGCCACCTATTAAAGCGGGTGTACCTTACGAAGCTGTTATAGTAAACAACTTAGATGTAAACAGTATGGGTACTTTAGAGGTAGAGCTTTTAAATTATACCTCTGCAGGAAACTTACCAGAAAAAAGTGGACAACTCGAAACAGTAAAATATCTTAGTCCTTTTTACGGAGTTACACCAGGCAACGGATTAACCCAAAATGACGGTTATGAATATACTCAAAAAAGTTATGGAATTTGGGCAGTACCACCTGATGTTGGTACTAAAGTACTAGTTATTTTTGCAGAAGGTAATAAAAACTTTGGTTACTGGATAGGGTGTATTCAAGATGATTACATGAACTTTATGTTGCCTGATGGCCGCGCCGCCACCACCCTAACAACGGATATTACTCCTGAACATCTTAAAGGTAGCAAACTTCCTGTTGGTGAATATAACAAAATGGTTGAAACTGGCGAAAAAGTTGATCCTACCTTATTTAATAAACCTTATAATAAAGATTTTGCCCAGATATTAGAAATACAGGGTCTACTACAAGACGAAGCCCGAGGAACTACAACATCAAGTGCTAGACGTGATTTCCCTAGCATGGTGTTCGGATGGAGTACACCTGGACCTAAGGATAAAAGAACTAAATCTCCAAAATTTGAAATTGGTCCTGACGGTAAAAAAGTAGAACTGCCATACAACAGACTAGGCGGTTCTAGCATAGTTATGGATGACGGTGATGAACGTTTTGTAAGAGAAACCCATGCAGAAGACGGTCCGCCCAAATACGTTAATAAAGGTGCTAATTTCCCCGGCGGCGACGAAACAATACTTCAAAACGAATTATTTAGAATAAGAACTAGAACCGGGCATCAAATACTTCTACATAATTCAGAAGATTTGATTTATATTTCTAACAGTAGAGGTACTGCTTGGATAGAGATGTCTAGTGATGGTAAGATTGATATACATGCACAAGATAGTATAAGCGTAATGAGCAATCAAGATATTAATTTTACTGCTGAAAGAGATTTTAATATCGATGCCGGTCGTAACATAAACATGAGAGCACAGGCAAGATATAGTGATGGTCAAAAAACAATGGACGGCCTAGACTGTGGTAGAATACAAATAGAATCAAAATATGATACAAATATTTTAGTAGGCGACGAATATAAAAGAAATGTTCTTGGAACAAGTCAAGTTAAAATAGATGCTGATAGTTTTATTACAGTTGCAGCCAATCAACAAACTACAGCTGGTACTATTTATGACACATCTAAAGGCGGATTCCATCAAAAATCTGCACATACTTTCTATAGAGAAAGTGGAAGCAATATTAACGACTTATCAGCAGGGGTCTACTTAAACAAAGGCTCAGAAATAAATTTACACTCAACAGGAAATACAAAAATACTTTCGGTTGGAAATCATGAAACTGTTACTCAAGGTGAACACTTACTAAAAGTAATCGGTGCAAGTACTGTGCAGGCAGATACTCAACACTACGAAGCTGTTAATGGAATCAATATGTTAGGCGGAACTGCAATTGCAGGAGATGCAGCTAAAATTTCTTGGAATACGCAAAAATCTGTTGCAGGAACTGAGGCTTCGACTGCACTAAGTGCAACACCTGCAACTTCAGCAAAGCCTGCAGAACCAATTATACCATTACCGCAAATTGTGTTACCGTATATATTTGCAGGAGCACAAGATACTGTGCCGTATGAAAGTATACTCACTAGAGCTCCACAACACGAGCCGTGGCAGCACCACGAAAATTTAAATCCGCAAGCATTTAAACCAGAACAAACTGATAGGGAATCGTCAGGACAACTATCACCAGCAGATAGAATACTTACACCAGACACATTTACAAAGTCTAAATCTAATGTCCAACAAAGTTCGCAGATTTTAGGTTCTAGCGGGAATGACAATTATGGAACACACGGTGATTCTCAAATTGTATTAGGTGATGTTGAACAACCAGAAAATGTCCCCGGAGCAGATGAAATTAGATCACTAGCAAACTTCACACTTGATAAAGAAAGATCAACAGATAACTGGGCTAACAGATTCTTTATAGGTGACGGACCGTTGGGCACAATAACTACTAAAAAGAGAGGCATAACAGCCGAAGTTGCAGAAGTTTGGGTTCCTAATTTCCAAGGCTTTATTGATGCTTTAGAAGATAGCGGATATGAAATTAAGGTATTACTTGGGTATTGTAAACGTAATATCGGACGTTCTACTAGATGGAGTACTCATGCCTCGGGCGCTGCAATAGATATCAATCCACCAAATCCTGTTAAAAATACATTTCCGAACGGATGGTATCAAAGTCGCCCAGCAAATGCGCCTATGACTGATATGCCTGAAGGCACCGGCGAGTTAGCCAAATCATTTGGTCTTGGTTGGGGCGGTGCATGGACAAGCTCAGACGATGCTATGCATTTTAGTACAGCAGCAAACGAAGGCGGCAATTATAGATTTGTACCAGGTATAATACCCCAAGGTCCGTCAACTGACAGTGAGATTACAGAATCAGGAGATCCTAGAGGAAAAGATTATTATATTGCTCCATCTAAAGAAATTACCGAGGCAGAAACCCAAGAATCTCCTATAGAACCAGAAAATACAAATAATCCAGGTCCACAAAATGCTGACGGTACTGTAAATACTGGACCGCAATAATAAGGTAAATATAGTATGAGCGAACTTGAACAAAATATTTACAAAAGGCTACAAGTATCTAGTACAAGTATCCAACCAAAACCTTCTAGGGCTTATAGAGGATTTTATTCAGGCAATCCTTCAAACGGGTTTAACTTGTATGATCACGAATTAATTAAACAAGATATAATAAATCATTTTCATATAAGACAAGGAGAAAAAATAGGAGATCCTGGGTTTGGATGTATAATTTGGGATATCTTGTTCGAGCCATTTACGCCTGCACTTCAGGCAGCAATCATTGAAAATGTTACTTTTATAATAAACTATGATCCTAGAGTACAGGCTGAAAATGTTATTGTAGATAGTCAAGATAGTGGTATACAAATTACTGCTACAGTAAAATTCTTAGACTATGCTATAAGTGAAAGTATGCGTTTTACGTTTGATAAATCCGTGGGTCTTGGTTTATAAAAATTAAAACACGCACATAATTAATTCATATAAATACTTTGTAAAAAGGAATGTGCTATGTCTTCAAGTGATAGACAGACTAGGCTCTTAGTAGCCGAAGACTGGAAAAGAATATATCAAGGTTTTAGGAACGCAGACTTTCAAAGTTATGATTTTGATAATCTTCGCAGATCCATGATTAACTACCTGCGTCAAAATTATCCAGAAGATTTTAATGATTATATTGAATCTTCAGAATACCTTGCGCTGATTGACATGATTGCTTTCCTTGGGCAAAACTTATCCTTCCGTGTTGATTTAAATGCACGTGAAAACTTCCTCGAAACAGCAGAACGCAGAGAAAGTGTACTACGTCTTGCACGTATGCTTTCATATAATCCAAAACGTAATCAAGCTGCAAACGGGCTTATGAAAATTACAACAGTAAAAACTACTGAAACTCTTTTTGATAGTGCTGGATTAAATTTATCTAATAATGTAATAAAGTGGAATGACACTTCTAACACTAACTATGTTGAGCAATTTACAAAAATTTTAAATGCTGCACTGCCAGTAAATAATTCTATAGGTAATCCTTTAAAAAATGCAAATATTGAAGGAATACAAACGCAAAAATATAGATTTAATGCAACAAATACTGACACAGCAATTTTTCCGTTTACAAAAAATATTGAAGGAAATAGTGTTAGATTTGAAGTAGTAAGTGCAGATATATCAAATACAACTATAAAAGAAGAATCACCGTTACCCGGAACGTCACCTGCATTTTTATATAGGGACGACGGCCAAGGAGCAGGAAGTTCTAATTCTGGATTCTTTATGCACGTTAGACAAGGCGCATTACAAACAGGTAATTTTAGCGTAAAAAATCCTGTTCCTAATCAAGTAGTGTCGATTGATGCAAGTAATATTAATAACACAGATGTATGGTTATACAATGTAGATACTAATGGATTTGAAACAACTTCTTGGACACAATTAACTTCTACTGAAGGTAACAACATAATATATAACAGTCTCTTTAACCAAGTAAGAAATATATTTTCTGTAGAAAGTAGAATTGGCGATAGAATTAACTTAGTGTTCAGTGATGGTGTATTTGGTAATTTACCTGCTGGGAACTTTAAAATATATTATAGAACAAGTATTAATAAATCATTAGCAGTTACGCCGGGACAAATAGGTAATATTAATATTGCAATTCCTTATCAAAGTAAATCAGGAAGCCAAGAAACTATTACTTTAGGACTTAGACTCCCTTTCAGTATAACTAACGGCACTGGCGCCGAAACAAACGCAGAAATCAAAGCAAATGCACCTGCATCTTATTATACACAGAATAGACTTATAACAGGCGAAGATTATAATATAGGACCGCTGTCTGTAAGCCAAGAAATTATTAAAACAAAAAGTGTAAACAGAATTTCAAGTGGAATAAGTAGATACTTAGATATAAAAGACCCAAGCGGAAAATACAGTACTACAAAACTGTTTGCAGACGACGGTGTTATTTACAAAGAATTATATGAAACAAAACAAGATTTTAATTTTTCAAGCCAAAGTGATATAGAGGGCATAATAGTTAACACACTACAAAATGTAATTAGATCTTCAGGTGTAAAAAACTATTATATAAGTCAATTTTCAGATATCTCAGTCTTAGACTTAGGAGCTTCGTGGAACAGTTATCAATCTACAACTAATTCTAATTTAGGTACATTAGAAGACATTGACGGAAATAAGATCAAGGTTGGCGCTTTTACAGCTAACAATTTAAAAACAGCTAAAAGAGGAACTATGCTGAAATTTACACCACCGGCAGGTTTCCATTTTATGAAAAATAATGAACATGGGTTAATGCAAGGTGCAGCAGACCATCCTAATGCTGTTGAATACAAATGGACTCAAATTTCAAATGTTGTAGATGATGGTACATCTATAGATGCAGAAACTAATACTGGCGGAATCACACTTACTGATTTTATTCCTACAGGAGCTATATTGACAGAAATTGTACCTACGTTTAGTACATTTTTCTCAAACGATTTAAAAACACAAATTATAGATCAGGCATTTGCTTATAAAGATTTTGCTTTAAGATATGACAGAAGTGAGTCTGTATGGAAATTAATTCTTGCTGAAAATATTAATACTATTAGTAGTTTTTCTCTAGGTAAAGCAGGAGATATTACAGGCCAGAATTTAGATACAAGTTGGCTTTTGTATTTTAAAACCGACGGAGAAAAATATACACTTACTACAAGAAATTTAAGATATATTTTTGAAAGCGAAGACGAAATAAGATTTTTCTTTGATAGTGCTGATAAAATTTATGATCCTAAAACTGGTAAAATAATTCGTGATACAATTAAGATTTTAGATATTAATACTAAACCTCAAACCAACATTCCGTTTACAACGAGTTTTGATTGGAACATTAGCGGAGCATACAGAGATAAAGAGGGTTATGTTGACTCAAGAAAAATACAAATTGAGTTTTTTGATTTAGACAATGACGGAGTTATTGATGATCCAGACCTGTTTAATCAAATTGTAGAACCTAATACTGATCCTCAATCTAAATTAATATTTTTAAAACGCTATGTAACTACAGACGGCGTAGAAGAATATAGATATTATGATAATTCTGACAATACTATACAAGTAAAAACAAATGAAAAAGCAATAGGTGCATACAGTCAATATGATAATCCTACGCAAATATTTTATCTTTTCGAAGAAAAGATATTTAAACAACTAAATGCTAATTTGAATAATTTAACCGTAATAACAGACTATAAAGCATATACAGGTAGAAATAACTTAAGATTTAGTTATAGACATGTTGCAGATAGCAATTACAGAATAGACCCTGCGGTAAGCAATATTATTGATACGTATTTGTTAACTAAAAATTATGACACAAATATTAGACAATTTTTAAATGGTAATTTGAAATCTTTACCATTGCCGCAAAGTAATGATGAATTATTTAGAAATTATGGTGGTGATATATCAAAAATAAAATCTATCACAGACGAAGTAATATATCATCCTGTAAAATATAAAATATTGTTCGGCAAAAAAGCAAAAGAAGATCTACAAGTGATATTCAAGATAGTTAGAAATAAAGATGTAGTTGTAAATGACAACGAACTTAAAGCAGACGTAGTAAACAGTATAGATAGATTTTTTGCAATTGAAAATTGGGATTTTGGAGAAACATTTTATTTCCAAGAACTTGCTGCTTACATAATAAATCAACTTACACCTAAATTAGTAAGTATTGTTGTAGTCCCTAGACAAGGTAGTCAAAGTTTTGGAAGTTTGTTTGAAATAAGATCTGAACCTGATGAAATTTTCATTAGCGGAGCAAATGTATCAGACATAGAGATTATTCAAGAGCATACTGCATCTCAATTACAAGCAGCAGGAAATGTATTAACAAACTTTAATAATGCAACTTCTCAAATTTCTAGCGCATCTGCTGTATCAAATATTTCTAGTTCAACAAGTTCAACAAGTACAAATAGTAACAGTCCAAGCAGTTTAGGTAGCTCAAGCAGCTCAAGCAGCTCGGGTAGTTCAAGTAGCTCGAGCAGTTCGAGCAGTTCAGGTAGTTCAAGCAGTGGTTCTTCAGGCGGAGGTTATAGTTACTAATGGCATATGATGATAATCAAAATGAGAGTGCCCTTCCTACACCTAATAATAATAGTAAAAAATCTATAGATTTTTTACCAAAGTTTTTTAGGACGGAAGCAAATAGAAAATTCCTTCAAGGAACATTAGATCAACTAATTTCAGACGGAACTGCGGAAAAGGTTGACGGCTATGTTGGTAGAAAATTTACAAAGGGATATAGTTTATCAGATAACTATATTCCAGAAATTAATAAACAAAGAGAAGACTATCAATTAGAACCTTCTGTAACGCTAAGAGATAATTTAGAAAATATTGACTTTGTAAAAGATTACAAAGATTATATAAACACGTTAAAATATTTTGGATCAGATGTTTCTAATCATGATAAACTTAACACAGTAAATTCATACAGTTGGAATCCACACATTGATTTTGATAAATTTACCAATTTCCGCGAATATTATTGGCTACCAACTGGTCCGTTAAGTGTTCCTTTAAAAGGACAAGCAAGAGAAATTACTAGCACTTACGCTGTTACACTCGAAGATCAAGGCGATAATATTGCATATGTATTTAATGATGGATTCACAAGAAATCCAACACTCAAGTTATACAGAGGACAAACTTATCGTTTTGATATAGATACCCCGGGTCATCCAATTGCATTTTCTATAAGTAGAACATTTATACCCGGGCTTGCATTACTTGTAGCAGGAAAAGAAGGAGTAAGATCGTCTGGATTATTTGATGCAGAGCTATACGGCAATGAATATGATATCGGCGATTTTGTAGTTACTCCTGATGCCGGAAGTGTAAGTTTCGAAGCAGACGAAAATGTATCTACTTTATATAATGACGGTATTAGTAAGTTTAACGATGCCGGCGACGAAATTGCAGTAGTATACATTGAAAAAGGCACAATAGAATTTACTATACCGACAAATGCTCCTAACAGACTATTTTATATTAGTCAAAATGATATCAATACAAGTGGACAAATTAGAATCTATGATGTAGAAGAAAATACGTTTTTAAACATTAAAAATGATATCTTAGGAAAAAAATATTACACTAGTTCAAACGGTATAGAATTAACTAATGGATTAAAAGTAGAATTTCCAGGCACAGTTATACCTGAAAAATATAGTACAGGTAAATGGTATGTAGAAGGCGTTGGTTCAGCAATAACACTAATTTCTGAATCTGATCTTACTATTCCGTCGACATACACAGATAATATACAAACACCGTTTGATACTGAGGCATTTGATACAATGCCATTCTCTACAGCTAATAATTTTCCGCTACAAAAAGATTACTTGCTTATTAATAGAGCTGCACAAGACAAAAATCCATGGTCAAGAAATAACAGATGGTTCCATAAACAAGTTGTATTACAGAGCTTTGAGTATAATGGCTTACCTGAAAACTTAGATGACAATTTTAGAGCAAAGCGTCCTATAATAGAATTTGAAGCAGGACTAAAATTATTTAATAATGGAACTTTTGCAAAAGCAGACGTAGACCTTGTAGACGATTTTACTACAGATGTCTTTAGTACTATTCAAGGACAACTAGGTTATATTATCGACTCAGTAGAAATTGCTGAAGGTATGAGAATTTTGTTCACTAAAGACAACGATGTATTAGTGAGCGGAAAAATATTTGAGGTTAATTTTGTAACTATCGGTCAAGATAGAATTATAAATCTTATTGAAGTCGCAGATTCACTCCCGCTTGATTTAGAAACTGTATTTGTTAAAAATGGAAACAAATACTCAGGAAAAACACTACATTATCATAATTTAAATTGGACACTAGCACAAGACAAAACATCATTAAATCAAGCACCGCTGTTTGATTTATGTTGCCCTGAAGGCACTGCATACAGTGATAATTCGGTATTTGAAAGTTCTAATTTTTATGGTACTAAGATATTTTCATATAAACTAGGAGAAGGAATAACCGATACTGAATTAGGATTTCCTTTAGCATATAGAAATATCAGCAATGCCGGCGATATATTATTTGAATTTAACTTATTAACCGATAATTTTTCTTACCAAGAAAATGATGAATTGATATCTATAAATGTTGCTACAGCTAATCTTAGGAAGTATAAAAATAGAGATACATTTGAATATGTAAATGGATGGAATTCAACACCGTCTAGATTTAAACAATATGTTATAAAAAATATTGTTGTTGATAGCAATAATACAAATAATTTTAAAATAGATGTATACAATAAACCGCATCTTTTAGAAGATTTAAAAGTACACGTATATGTCAATAATACGTTACAATTTAAAAATAAAAATTATATTATTACAAAAAGCCGAAATTCAGTTATTATCAACTTTGTACAGGACTTGGCAGTTGATGATATATTAGAAATCAAAACACATAGTCAAGAAGCAAAAAATCAAAACGGATATTACGAACTTCCAATTTCTTTAGAAAGAAATCCGTTAAACGAAGATGTAACAGAATTTACCTTAGGAGAAGTATATGATCATGTAGACAGCATGATTGAAGATATACAAACTTTTGAAGGAGTTTATCCGGGCAACAGTAATCTTAGAGACGCAGGCAAAATTAATCAGTTTGGAAAAAGATTTGTTAAGCACGAAGCTGGTTTAGTTAATGCAATTTATCAGATAACAAATAAGAAATATAATCTACTTAAAGCAGTAGAATATTCTAATAAAGAATATGCAAAATTCAAAAAAATATTCATTGATACAGCTACTAATTTAGGTTATGACGGAACAACTAATAAGCATGTTGATAGAATTTTAAAAGATATTAATAACGATAAATCTAAGTCGCAACCATTTTACTTTAGTGACATGTTAGGGTATGGTAATGGTAATCGTATAGAATATAATGTAATCGACAAAGAAATTAATATTTTTCCTCTTACCCAAAGTTTTAAATTATCTGACTTTACGCCACAGTCGTTAATTGCATACATTAACGGAACAATGTTAGTACATGGAAGAGATTATAATTTTAATACAGACGGGTTTATTGAAATTACTGCTGACAAGGAAAATGGCGATACTATAGAGATATACGAATATAACAGTACTGATGGATCTTTTATTGCACCAACACCGTCTAAATTAGGACTTTACCCTACTTGGAACCCTGAAATTGTTTTAGATGATACCGGAAGCGAGAGCGTAGATATACTGATTTCAGGACCGTTTAAGGTATACGGCGAAGTTGACACAGGTGAAAAGAAAAATCTTCATGGGTGGTTTCATCCTGTATTTACGTCTAAAAATTCTGCACAGCAAAGTGATATTGCAGAAGGCGGCACAGGTAACGTAAACAGTATTTGGTTTAAAGGGTTAACAACGCAATTTTATGTGCCTAAAACAAACAGCACACTTGCAGGAAATGATAATTTAAATATTGAATTATACCCAATTGGTATACCTGTTATTAAAGGACATGACGGCAGTCAAGTTGCTTGTTACAAAGATTTTAGAGACGGTTTATTATTAGATTTAGAAAAGCGTATCTTCAATAATATTAAAATAAACTATGATGATAATGAATTTGATTTGTATAATTTTACAGGCGGCGCATTTAGAGGATTTAAAAACAACATAGACTCTATTAATAGTATATTACTGACTGATTTTATAACCTGGCAATCATCGTTAAAAGGTGACTATTCTGACAACAGTTTTTATGATAGGAATAACGGATTTACATTCAATTATAAAAGTTCAAATGGAATAAATGGATCGCAGATACCTGGTTTTTGGAGAGGCATATATAAACAAGCATTTGATACAGACCAACCACATTCTCATCCATGGGAAATGTTAGGCCTCCAAAAGAAACCTACGTGGTGGAATACAGTTTATGGGCCAGCACCTTATACAAGCAATAACTTATTATTATGGGAAGATCTTGAAAAAGGTAAAATTGCAGATCCTAATAATACAAGAATTGATAAAAGATTTGCACGACCTGGCTTAACAACTTTTATTCCAGTTGATAAAATTGGAAAATTAGTTCCGCCAGTAAAGACTAACTATATCGAAGGGTTCATCCAGCGGTTTGCAGATTCAGCATTTGAATTTGGCGATTATTCCCCAATAGAAAGTTCATGGCGTAAAAGTTCAGAATATCCATTCTCTATCTTAAAATCTATGTTACTATTAAATCCTGCTGAAACTATAGGCAAGGGCTTTGATTTATCTAGATCTACAAAAAACTTAGCAGGCCAGTATGTTTACAAAGATACGCAAAACAGTATAAAAAATACAGATATTATTTTCCCTAATACCTACGCAGATGATCAAAGAAATATTACTTGTGGTTTAATTAATTTTACATATAATCTTGTAGCAAGCGACATACTAAAAGTATATACAGATTATCAAAACGAAATTCAAAATTTACAAGTAAATTTATCATTTAGGTTAGGAAGTTTTTCAGATAAAAATAAACTTAATTTTGTTTTAGAAAGTAAAACTCCTAACAGAGATATTGGATCTAGTGGCATTTTCATCCCCCAAGAAAATTATAACTTAGTGTACAATGTAAGTTCACCTATAGATAATTTTATATATAGCGGCGTAATTATAGAAAAAACATCTAGCGGATTTAAGATAAGCGGATATAACCAAAAAAATTCTTACTTTAATTATTATTCACCTTTGTTTGGATCAACAAATTTTATTGTGACTGTAGGAGGTATAAGTGAAGAATATTCAAATTGGAGTGGTCTAACACCGTATAAAAAAGATCAAATTGTTTTTCAATTAAACACATATTACAGAGTAACACAAGATTTTACAAGTAGTGAACTATTTGATACAGAATTTTTAGCTAAGTTGCCTGCTTTACCTTCTATTGGCGGTCGAGCAGCTGAATTTTATAAAACTTTTGATACTATCAATACAAAAAAACTTGCATATGGAACTATTCTTGGAAATATACAGGAAGTTGTTAGCTTTTTATTAGGATATGGAAAATATTTAGAAACCCAAGGATTTACTTTTGATGATGTTACCGATGAAGTTGTAAATGACTGGTCGTCTGTTACAAAAGAATTTATGTTTTGGACTACACAAGGATGGTCAAACGGAACAGTTATAAGTGTTAGCCCTAGTGCAAACCAATTAGTATTCCAACAAGACTTTGCCGTAGTAGATGATGTATTTGACAGTTTCTATGATACATCAATAGTTTCTAGCAATGGCCAATTATTGGATAGAAATTTTAATAGTATTCTACGAGATCAAAATAATTTTGGCATTGTAATTAAAGATACGGACCTCGGACTATACGGTGCTGCATTACCAATTGTTCAAAAAGAACATGTTGTTGTTTTTGATAATAATACAATTTTTAATGATGTGATATATCATCCTGCATCTGGTTATAGACAAGAAAGAATTAAATTAAACGGTTATAAAGCTGCTGAATGGAACGGCAGTTTAAATATACCTGGATTTATTTACGATAATGCTGTTGTCAAAGAATTTGAAAATTATCAAGATTATAAAATAGGTGATTTAATTAAGTATAAAGAATATTATTATGTTGCAAAACAAAATGTTGTTGGCAGTGCAACTCTTGACTATAATCAATGGTATTTGTTAAATTCGAAACCAGTACCTGATTTAGTGAGTAATTTTGATTACAGAGTTGCACAATTTAATGATTTCTATGAAGTAAACACTGCTAGTTTTGATGATACGTTACATGACCTTTCTGCTAGATTAATTGGCTTCCAGAAAAGAAACTATCTAAGTAACTTAATAGTAGATGATGTAAGTCAATTAAAATTCTACAAAGGGTTTATTCAAGAAAAGGGAACAAAGAATTCTCTAAGTAAACTTTTTGAGCCACTAAGTGCTCAAGGAGAAGAAAGTCTAGAATTTTTTGAAGAATGGGCTGTACGAAGTGGGGTGTACGGTGCTTCTGAAAAAGTAAAACAAATAGAAATACCACTGACTGATACTAAGATGATCGAAAGCCCGCAACCGGTCCTATTTACAGATAATTTGCCAGCAGACAATTTTGATAACATATATAGAGTTTTGCCATCAGATCTTTTAGACAAACCGTTAGATTATACTAGTAATGTATTTCCTAGATTACAGGACACAGCTGAATTTATTAAATCTTCTGGTTATGTTGATGAAAAGGACATCGATTTTGAAGCGGCAAGCGTAGACGATTTAGCTTTAGGAAACGTTAATGTATTTAAGTTAGGCGGATACTTACATTTAACTAATCAAGATAATAACGATTGGACAGTATATCAACATGTCGAAACAGGGTTAAATGCTACACAGTTGACAGAAGCAGATATATTAGATAGTCAAGGTAGATTAATTTTTGAATTACAATTAGATACTTGGGTAGGAGATAGTCTACAAATTGGAGAAATGATTGCTGTTCGAGGAGCAGATGAATATAGCTTTAACGGATTTTATAAAATTATCGATATAAGTCTAAATAAAATAGCTATCAAGATTCCACTTAGCAATGACATAAATGGTTTTATAAATGAAAGCTTAATAGTTACAAAATTACGTAAAGTAAGAATTCAAAATGCTAGCGAAGCAAATACAACAGTAGATCAGAATATATATGAAAACCAGAAGTTATGGATAGACAATATAGATTCAAATTGGCAAGTTATACAGAATCAAAAAGTATACTCTTTTTTACATCAGTATGATAATCCTAGCGACTGGGACAGCACACAACAAAAATTTACAGATTCAATGGCAGCAACAGACGATAATCGAAATGTTTTTGTATCGTCTGCAGGCGATGACAGCGGCAAGGTCTTTATATACAAAAGGTCAAATGAAAATGCAAACTTGCAATTACAACAAGTTTTATCATTTGACGAAATATCAGATTGGAAACCATTTACGGAATATAGAAACGGTGCAAGAATAAGATACGATGACAAATATTATCTACTTAATTTGACATTACAGCCCGATGAACGCTATACTAGTGAAGAAACTTTTAATAGTTTTAAATGGACAGAAATTGATTCTCCTAATGGCTATATGGATTACTTCGATCAATATGGAGCAAGCATTGATGTAAGCAGCGACGGTGAATATTTAGTAATCGGAGTTCCAAATGCATCTGGCGTAAAAACAAAATATCTAGGCGACTTTAATCCTGATGTAGAATATTTAAAACATGATGTTGTAAAATTTAGAGAAACTTTTTGGCAAGCAAATTTAACTGTGTTCCCTCAGATAGGAACACAGCCATTTTCTACTTTTGATAGCTATATCGATTTAACATCAAGAGATGATACAGATAGTACTAATTTACAGCTCTTAGTTTCGGGTAAATTTGGATTACCAACAGGAAATATAGACCATATATTAGTACGTGCTCCTTTAGACATGTATATAGGAACAAAAGGTCAAATTGGTGATCAACCTGGCGACAAAGTTAGTTTAGCATGGAACTCAGTAAGCTATGCATATCCTACACTCGATGAATATTTGCCTTTTGATAACCAGATATCAGAAATTACACCCGAATTTTTAAATCAAGAACACGAAATTATAGAAAAAATAGATTCGATTCTTTTTGTAGAAACATATGTTAGTTTACCCACAGTAGGTCAAATCGTAGAAACTGATACAGGATCGGGAGAAGTTTTTTACGTAGCAAGTTATAGAGATAGTGCTGTAATATATTTGAAAAACATTAATGGTATTATAGATATTACTGGAGAAATATTTGATCTTAACAATGGTAACTTTATAGGTTTTTATTCTCAAGAATCAACTTATGCAACTACGCCATCTGTAGGAGGATTTTGGTACATCAACACAGCTGAGTTTGATCAACAAGGAAATCTAATATCTGGTTTCACTTATGCAAACAATGGCAGATACCTAGATATAGGTAGGGGATTAGTGTATGCAGATACTAGACCTAGCAGCAATGACGATGTAACTAGACCTTTTGTATATTATAATATACAAAGCACAGTAAGTGATATAGGTAATTTTGTTCTTAATAAAAATCGTGTTAGTTTTCTAACAAATTTAAGTTATAGAGGTGATATTGCCGACGAAGAAAGCAACTTATGGGCAGTACGAGTCGGAAAATCTTATAGTGATTTATTAGATAACATAGGAGCATTAGTAGGTCCGGGCAATGAAAATAACAAAACTTTAAAATTAAAGTTTAATGAAACACAAGCTTTTATAGATGATGTTAATTCAAAAGGTTATAACATTAATGAATTAAATAATGAAAATAAACTGTATGATATTTGGGACGGGTATATAGATTTTGAATTTACAGAATTTGATTTTGTCGGTGAGCCATTTGAACCTGTTGTAGGAGATGTTATACAAGATGTACAATTTCCTAGAGACGGCCAAGGCGGACTTGCTCTTACTAGTAAAAGTACTAGTACAGCTCAAATTGTTAGCTACAGAAAACAATTTAATTCAGTCCGAGTTTATTTAAAAGTACTTTCCGGTTCATGGACACAGCTAAACAACATTGGTAAATTCCAAATACGAAGATTAGCAAATGAAGCAATCAGAGGCTCCGGCGATGTCGATCGTGTAATGGGTACTGTAGAGGATGTAGACAACAGTATAATACTAGGAACTGACAAAGTAGGAAAATTAATAGTATTTGAAAAAAATAGTCAAGACCCTACTGATGTGTTTATAGCAGTAGACAATGCAGAGATTTTAGAATCAGAATATTACTTCTTTGATGAAACTATAGAAGGCGGCATTAATAGATTATCTAATGCACCTAACAGTCTAAATAAAGATTGGTCTCAAGTGTATAATATCCCAGCAAATATTAGAGGAACTTCTAGCGGATTGTCTAACGAAGGTGCTGTAATTATCTATAGACGACAGCCTAATGGCCTATATGAATTTGACTACGTTTTAACAAGTCAGTATAAGCAAAATGAAAGAAATTTTGGCGATCAAGTTAAAATTAGAAAATTTGGGAATACCTACCATCTATTAGTTGGATCTAAAGGAGATTTAAATTCTTCTACAAGATTTGATCCAGGTAGTATAGAAGTTTTTACTCATGGCCCGACCGATAATGATAGATTTAAAGGGGAGTACCAGTCTACTGTATACCAACGAGGTGATATTGTTCTATATAAAGACAACTTTTATGTTGCAAATAAAGATACAGACGAAGGTATACAATTAAATATTCTAGATTCTGTTGTTTGGAACAATATTAGTTGGAAGTATGGTGTCGACGAAAACTATAGAGGAAACTGGGATAACACATATGGTTATGCAATAGGATCTATAGTCTTATATAATAATATGTTCTATGCAGCTAAAACAAATATTGCAGCAGGAACAGAGTTTACTGAAAATCTATGGGAACAAATTTCTAGTAGTATAGATTATCTAGGATACTTGCCTAACTTAACAGGTAATAATTTATTAGGTGAAGATGTTTTTGACCCAAATGAAAATATAATTGAATTTAGTAAAAGCTTTGATGTAAGTAAAAACGGAGAAATATTAGTTGTTACTGCACTGCTAGAATCTACAGATAGTACGTCAAATAAAAAAATAGCAATTTATAGGAAAGAAGATAGTAAGTATAAACTTTACGAAACTATTTCAGCGCCACTAAGTGGGTTTGAATTACAGGATCATGATTTAGATAAATTTGAAACAGATGTAGACGGCAATTGGGTCTATAGGGATACAGCTGGCGAAATTGCTACTCCGTCAACGGGTACAAGAACGTTAAATCCAAATGCTACTCCTGATGTTTTTGTAGATAAAACAAACTGGGCACATAAAGTAGCTATTAGTCCTGATGGTACACGGATAGTTATTAGTGTACTAAATGATAATACTAGAAAATATAAACAAGGACTAGTTTTAGTATACACTCAAAATAATGGATCTTTTACATCACAAGAACCACAATTTTTATATAGCCCACAAGGGGAAATTGCAGAAAACTTTGGCTACGAAATTGGGTTTACTGATGAAACTTTATTAATTACAAGCTTAAATGGCGATCAAAAGATCCCAACTAGATTCGACACATATGAAAATAGACTAACGGGTTATTTACTAGATACAAATTCAGAAGAAAGAACCGAAACTACATTCGACCTAGGATTTACCGAATTTAGAAATGTTGGC